ATCGAAAGCTGTAGAGCTTTTTGTGCATGCGTCTATCGGCATGTGCAAAAACCTACAGATTTCATGCGACCACAGAAGCCTTTGTTGGAGGTGCGGAGATTAGGGGAACGGTGGATGTCCAGAATACAAACGGACAGAGCCATGTGGATGGTAGGCATGTCGTCTTTATCATGCCTTGCGTCCACATTTAGCGGTAAGCAGTCTGAATGATAAAACTTTTCAGTCTGAAGTTTTTCGACTGCCGTTCGAGTACGGCATCGCATTATCAATGCAATTGATTCGTGGTGTGCTGACGAGACAGCACGTCTGATACAGCGCGACAGAGAGTGAGCGTCACAGCGTATTTTACTGGCTCTTGCCAGCTTGAATGCTAGCATTTAAAATAGGATGGGATGTCACTCTTTTTTGTAGAATGTGAAAATAAGAGGTTGACAGATAGACAGAAATTACGGCACAGTTGACGGCATGACACTTGTAAAGATAACCGAGAAACAGAAGAAGCTGGTTGATACGTTAGTAGCAAAAGGATGCAGTATCAAACAAGCAAGCGATGAAGCTGGATACGCAAAGGGAGAATCAGGCAGAGTAACTGCTAGCAA